TGTACTACAATGTCACTGAAAGTCTCATCATATCTTCCGATAATGTTTTGACCAATTATCCCGTCCAGTATGCTCTGTGTAACAGTTACACCATTGATAGTTGGCTGTAGTCTATAGTATTGAACACTACTATCGTAAGTTGATTGTCCACCATAAACGATTGAGCCATCTTGGTATACACCAGTTCCAAAGTCTTTCAGTTGTTCCTGAACGATTGTTTGTAACTGTGTTAGTTCACGAGCCTGAACAGCATAGCCAGGACGAAAAAGGATTCTTAGAAAACCTTTATCTCCATCAAAGTCATCATAATATGGGTTGATATTAAAGTTAATTGGCATCGCTTGCTATCCGTCCATCTCTTAATAAGTTATTATTACACACCATGTGTGTTTCCATCACAAGTATCTATAACCGCAGTTTGAAGCGGGCTTTCGCCCGCATCAATTTTAGAATTCAACGATTAGTTTGATGTCTTCGATTTGGTCAGCCGCACGAGTAATCGGACGTCTGTTTTCAACATAGATAACATCACCACTGTAAGAACTCATTTCTGGGTCTGTAACACCGGATACTGCGATATCAGCCGAAGCAGAAGATGTTCCGCCTGTGACAGTTTCGCCGTCTGCAAAGTCGCCCTCAACACGGATTAGTGTTAGAACATTGTTTGTAGAATCCCAGTTTACTACACGACCTTCGGCACCAGAAGTACCACCAGTAACTACTTCGTCTTCTACGAATGTACCAGAAACAGAGGCAGAAGTAACTTCAACTTTAGTTGCTTGTAGGTAAGTAGTACCTGTAGCAGTAAGTGTAGTACCTGCATCAACTGGGTCACGCAATAGACCAATTTTACGGTAGTCGTTGTTAGTTGGGAAGTCGCCGCCTTCGCCGTATTCCAAGCGAGAGTTAAGCATGACATAGAAGCCACCTAGTTCGTGAACTGTGTCAGTACCATGACCACCCTTAGGGTTAATGATAGAACGGGCAGTTGCGCCTGTACCAGTTGCATCGTTGATTGTGACTACTGCATAAGAGTAACCAGAACCACGGTTCTGAATTGCGATACCATCGACAACACCACCAGTTACGGTTGCTGTTGCAGTTGCGCCTGTGCCGTCACCAGTGATAACAACAGTCGGTGCGTTATAGCCTGAACCACCTGCGCTTACTTCGATAACATCGATTGCGCCGTCAGTTGCGGCAGCCGAAACGGTTGCGTCAACTTTTACTGGGTGCCACTCTGGAGTAACGAACTTCAAAGTTTCAGCGGCAGAGATTGTGTACATGAACTGCCACTTGTAGTTGTCACCAGTAGTGAACGGTGAAGTTGCAGTACCTGATGGTTTAACAGTAGACTGACCGCCTTCATTATTCCAAAGACATTTGTACACGTTAAAGTCTTCAGTCAAAACGTAGAATTGCTCATTGAACAAGTTTGCGTCTTCGTGGTCGTACTGTGTATAAACTGTACCTGATGTCCAGTCATAACGTGGAACAACGGCAGATACATCACCTGCTTGCACACGCTTGGCTGAAATCATATCACGCCAATGGTCGAATTCAGTTTGATTTACGTCATCGACTGGCGTTGGTGGGTTAACGTCATCTGCCCATGGCGTTACACGCCCGATGAACAAATACATATTTGTAGCGGCGGCTTCTGAAAAAGCCTCCACAAATTGTTCCGAATTATGTAGACGGAACTTGCTAGTTACGATTGCTGGCATTGTTTTTCACTCCTAAAAATCGTTTGGTTTCTTACTTTATTTATAACGCAAACTTAATAAGTTCCCGTAATTGTGTTTAAGTTATCCCTAGTATATACTGTAGTCTGTTGCGGATTGACTGTAGTAAAATACCCACGAATAACAGCGTTTTCAATCTCTTCGATTGTCATATCATCAAAACTATTTATCTGCACACCAAAATTAGTATTACCGCTATAGAAAGCGTTATCTACAACATGTGGTATGCTGACTGGACCCACAAAATTGTCCTGTCTAGCCTGAGTTACCGTTTCAATGGCTGAAACACTAACTCTAATTGGTGTGATAATGATATCAGCAGTTTCCAACCTTGTGTTGTCAATATGTAGTGTTGGTAACTCTAACTCTACACTTCTCTGCCAATTCGCACCATAAACGAAATATTCAGATATGCCAAACTCATGGTCTAGGAAGTCTGAAATATTTAGCCCTAAATCGATGAACGTCTGAAGAGCAACTTGTCCATATGATGGTCCACCATTCGCACCAACAGGTCTGTTGGGAACAATGTCACGACCAAAATAATCGACAATCTCTCTATTTAGAGTATCACCAATAGTTCCTGTGAAATATTTATAACCCGTGAATAGTACATCGTTAATAGGTCTAATATTTCCAGCATATGGCTGAAGAACAACAACTTGTGAAACATCTGTCTCAACATTTGCTTTTAGTTCTACAGTCGTTTCTCTAGTAATCCAAGATGTACCTGTCATACCAGCGAACATATTAAAGACTTTTACGTTCTTAATATGCTCCAACTCTACTGGTCGCATACCAGTAAAGCCTGCCCACTGATTGTAATCAGTGTGTTCGATGTCACTCAATAGTCTATCACCACCAGTCAAGTTACCAATTTGATAACCCCAACCTGGGCGAGTAGATGTGTTATTGCCTTGAGCGATTGAATGCTTGTTAATTACATTTATATTAAGTTTAATAAATGTAGGACTATCATCCATGACAGTTGGTTTGTACACAACATGTTCATTGATGTTAATCACATAATGATTTGTGTGGTCTGTCAACTTCAGTACAGAAACTTCATTCGGGAAGTTTCGCACATAATGTGACATTAGATTAACTTGAAGGTCTTTAACACCCAAGAACATATATGATGTTTTAGTAGGAATGCTTGGGTTAATAGCAACTACTGTACCAAGAACCGCAGGACGAATTCGTGGAACCAAAAGATGGAACTTACGAATAGGTTGTAAGTTTAGAGTACCTGGGTCAAGTTCTGCCTGCCACTGGTCAGGTGACATATCGATACGAACATTTCCAATTTCTTGTTTTGGAAACTGAAGTTTAGGTAGAAGCCCAATAGCATCATTACGATATCTACCTGTTACTGTAACAGTAGCAGTATATGGAACTGTGTAACCGACAAACTCTTTTACATATGAGCCTGCAAAATCCTCATAAAGAAGACTTGTAATATCAGATACGTCATTCGGGTTTAGTGCATATTCAGAGTTTGTGTGATTAAGTGTAATTACTGCACCATCAGAAAGTGTACCTGAAATTGATACGCCTTCGTCATACTGTGTAATAGTAAGAAGTCTTTGTTCACTTCTTGGCACACCATGAATATCAGTCCAAGATAAATCTGCACGAATGAATTGACCCATCGAGGCGGCTACTGCTTTAGTATCCTCACCGAGTTTATCAGTAATTTCTAATTCGTGGAAATGTCTTTCGTCAGGTTGCTCATTTGGTACACCATTAGTAAAGTTATTCTGAACATAAGGTTGGAATACTTTAGTTTGGAAAACTTGAAGAAGTTTGATATAACGAGGAATCGAAATACCACCATCCAAGAATGTGTCATTAACATCTTTTGCACCGTTATCATATAGACCAGTCTCAACTTTAGATGAGATAAAGACCTCACCAAAAAGTTCCATACCCGCAGGGTGAACAAGAGTTTTAATCGTGTCACGGTATGCGTTAATAGAAAGACCAGTACGAATAACGTATGAGAATTCCTGATAGAATTTGTTATCTTGCAAATACTTCGCCGCAGAGATATGACCATCATCATTTGCGAATGAACCTGGATATCTTGCTAAACCACCTCTAAGAGAAGTACCTGACGCATCACCATTACCTTTTGCTGAAAAGTCAATAGTCGGGTCTGCGTAGTATAGCGCACCAAAGTTAATAATTTGGATTTCTTTAATACCACCAATGTTTGTACCTTGAGCAACAATCGTTGGTGGAGTAGGTGTGTTCAGACCAACACGCTCATTGGATGGGTCAATAATCTGAATTGATACTAGTGGTAGTCTCTTATATCCAAAACCACCATTAACAAGTCGAACCGCTGTGATAGCACCTGCATTAGGAACAGTGCCGCTATTATCAACAGCCTCAACGAAACCCGATGCACCAGCACCCGATGTTCCATCGTTGTTAAATCTGATAATGTCACCAACTTTGTAGTTAGTACCACCATTAATAATGTTTAGTGTTTGAATAGGTCCTGACAAGACACTCTTAATCTGAGCGATAGCATTAACACCAGTATCACCATTTGCAGAAATAACACTAAGAACATCATTTGCTTCATAGTTCGAACCTGGTGTAGTTACTTCAACACCAGTCAACAAAGGTTCAATCAAATATTCATGCTTGTTGCCTAATTCATCGAACCAGTATATCTTTGCATTTGTGGGTAAAGCATTAAATGCATTTACGTCAGTTGTGTCGATTGCAGTTACGTTTGGTAAGAATGAACCCGTCACTTTTGACAAGAACAATTCAGTTACAAGTTCTCCACCTAAGAAGAACTGAACCGCACGTTCAACTGTAGCAGAAGCACGGTCACGATACATAAATCGTTGTTCGTCAGTATCAAAGTAATATTCTTCTTGTTTAATAATCTGACCAGACAGTTCGAATACATCATACTGGGCTGGGTTTGTGATTTTAATTGTTGTATCTGAATTCCATTTACCATCGGAAACTCTTAGAATGTCTCGCTTAGGATAGTAGAATTCAATAGTCTCATTGAAGAGAATATTAAACAAGAATTCATATGACTTAGGTGAACCCTTAGTAATATAAAAGTCTTTGATATTTTTGACAAGTGTTCTGATATCACCATCAAAGTTTTTTGGGATTAACGGAACAAATTCTTTTTCTAAGTGAAGTAAGAAATCATCAACTGTAGTGTCGATGTCTTGGTAACTCATCAAAGATTTTGCTTCGTTCCATGGATTCCCAGGTTGGTTCATCCATTCATAGTATGCTTCCATGAATAGTTGAAACTTCGGGTGGTCTGAACGTACAAAATCAGGTAGTTGGTCTACGATTAAGTTTGCAATGCTTTCAGCAGGAACATTAAACTTAGTTAGGGCATTACCCATAACAAGATGTTTTCCACACTGATAGAATAGTCTTGGTGGCACTTTGTCTGCGGGTAGTGTAATAGTAACAGTTCCGCTTTCCGTACCATTATTAGTTACACCAACATCGTAACGAGCGGCTTCACCAATAACTCTGTCTGTCTTAATCCAGAATGGGTGTCCAGGAGCATTAACTATAAAGTTATATGTGTTACCAGCCTGCAAGGTAAGAACTGGATTAGCATTTCCACCAATGAGAAATGCACCACTCCCTTGCGCTGTAACCGTATAGTTAAAAATTGCCATCTAAAGGATTCCTTTTAGTAACCTGAAATTACACCAGTACCAGAAGTACCAGAAGCACCAGTGGTCACAGTACCTGCCGCTTCAACTGCGCTTTCGTATGCAGTAGCATCATCGATAATGCTCAATAGAATATCTTCGGGAAGAATACTGATAATCTGATTTCGAACTGTGTAAATATTTTGTTTTGCAGGAACTGCACTAAACTTCATAGTAGTGCCTTCATCTGCCATTTCTGTTGGAGCAAAGTTATTGACAATAATCTGTCCTGTGATATAATTAACTGTACCAACTGCACTTCTAACAATAGTTTCAGTATTACCTACTAATTTGTAAATGTTTAGTGCGCCTGTTCCATCATCTGCAATGTAGCAATCTGTTTGTCCAGAGATTGTAAAATCTTCTGATTTTACTGCACCAACATGACCCTCATGTGGATTTGAAATTGCATTTGAAAAATTGAGTGTATATGTTCTATTTGCATTGAACTCAGGCTCAATAATCTTAATCATTTTCAATGTTGTCTGTGAACCAGAGATTGAAGGGTCAGTAGTATCAATAGCATTTACAAAACGTGAATACTTTAGATACTTCTGGAATGTGTTTAAGTAGGTATCAAAATAATTAGTGATACCCGCACGAATAATTCCTCTTAAATCTTCGGCAGACTTTGTTGTCAATTCTCTGGCAAAGTTGACAGTCGAGGTCACACCGACATAGAGATAATCTGGGTCAATGATTTCGGGTGTGATAGACACAACATTTCGAGTACCAATAACACTATCAATAATCTGTTGCTTAACACTATCTGAGATAACGAAATCATCTTTTGGTTTTAGTGAGATATAAACTTTACCATAAACTGGTGGGTTGTTATCTTCACCACCCCAAGTTGAAACTGCATCAATGTTTCCGTAGTTTTCTAGCAAAAGAGTTTTATAATCGTTTGCTGTAACTGCACGGTTCTGTGTGTCATAGTGAAGTGGCGCAAGCAATTTAATGCTTTCGGTTGTTTCACGGTCTGCACCAGATGATGCTTTATCTACAGTGTAGCATTTATAGTCATACCCACTAACACGCCCATTTGTCGTAAAGACTGCCGCCTTGTTAGCGGCTGGACCTTTTGTGTTAATGTAGTCAATGACTACAACATTGTTATGAGCAAGTGCTTTACCAATACTACCATCACCAAAATAAACTTCATACAATCCACTTTCAATTTCTTGAATAAAGTAAACTGAACTGTCTCCATTAATGTTCGTAATATTATCTACACGAGTAAACTTTTCAGTTAGTGCATTTGTGGGTGAACGCTGTACGGTAACAGTAATCAAGTCAATGTCAACACCACTATTAGGTATAATAAACCTTTGGTCTGTGTTATTGATATCAACTGTATATTTCTGTGTCAGTGCATTGCCTTCATAAATCAAAGTATTTTCAGAACGATAAATTCTATTACCGTTACCGTCTACTCTATTGAGGGTTGCCTGAATGGATTCTGTTAAAGAAAACTGATACACTACATCGTCAATGCGTGTCTTAACTGAAGTTTTTGCTGGAATAGTTATATTTGCAGGAGTGTCTGTTCCAACATTAACCTCGAAATAAACATTTGCTCTAGGTGCTTGGGTTGAGCGAGGAACATACCCAAGTGCCTTTGCACGAGAAACTACACTGGCTCTCAAATCGGCGCTGTCGAGAAACATCTCATTTGCAACCATATTCAAGTAGTATGAGTTATAGTTTGTATTGTATGAAAGAATATTTAGAATTTGCTGAATACCAGAACCAGTGAAGTCATAGTCTTTGAATTCCTCTTGAGAACGCAAGTAATCAGTTAGGTTGTCCTTGATACCTTGAAAGTCTAATTCTGAAATCTGAAATTTATTATCGTTAGTAGCCATTACCTAACTCTCTCCAAGAAAATTTGTAATTCGTCAGGTGTTTGTGAACTACCCACGAAGAAGCGTATTGTTACGCCTAGTGAATTCTTATCTACATTTTCTGCACTATCATCTACTGTGACAGAAATAAGTTCTACTCGTGGTTCGAACTTTTCGATTACATATTGCACCTTATTTTTAATTGCGAGACTTACATCTTCTCTATGATTTTCAAAGAGTAGTTCCCTTACACCAGTGCCGAGTGTAGTATCATAGGGATGCTCATATTGGTTCATAAGCACAAGATTTCGCACCGAACGCTTTACTGCGTTAGCGTCCTTCAACTTAACAACATCACCAGTAACTGGATGAGGTTCAAAGTCTAAATTGATATCTGTATATACGTTTGTCTGTGCCATATGTCTATTTATAAACCTACAGTAACTTCTTCAAATCAGGTGTGCCAAGAACGTCATTAAACAAGAATGCCGCACACGGGTCTCTGTTTATCTCAGATAAAACCGCGGCTTGCATTGCATCTTTTGCGCCTTGAAGTATTGTTTCTGCTTGAAGTTGGTCGCTATTGATTAGCCCCTCTAGTTGTGCCTTTGTTTGATTTACTGATATTAACACACTGTTTACATCTTCGAGCAATGCTCCCAAGTCACCAAGTGCGCTTAATGCACCATTGATAATATCTGTTCCACCAGTTAGACTTCCCACTGCACCAAGTAAATCACCACAGTTTCTTTCAGCACCAGCGACTAAGTTTGCCGCCTGTTGTGCCGCACCAAGTCCTGATAAGTTTACACTATCGCCTAACAGTTGGTCAGTGTGTGCTTGAAATGTGCCAAGTTGGTCAGCAAGATTTTCTACACCAGCCGCACTTCTTTCTCTATCTTTAATTTGGTCAGCATATAGATTAGCATCTGCTTGTGCAAAGGCTGAAGTTCTTATTGTAGGATTACCGTTATCTACTGCCCTGTAGTCTGCAATCTCACTATCTAAATCTGTTATTCTACCTTCTAAGTAAGTTTTTCTTGCTTGACTTTGATAAGTCTCAGTTTGCCCTACACCGATACCAGGAGAAACAAAACCATCCAAACTACTAGTATTACCTGCGTTAATTTCTGCAAGTTCTTTTGTATAAGAAGCCTTTAGTTTCTCTCTTTCAGAAATCATCTGTTTGACTTCTGGTGGAAACATTTGTGTTCTTGGATTGCTTAACTCATTGATTGCCGCTTGTTGCTTACCCCTAAGTGTGTTTTGGTCATAAGAATTATTTGAAGATGTAGTTGCACCAGCAACACCCAATCCATCTTTCAATGATTGAATAGCACTAGTAGTCGCATTCGTTGTTGCCTGCGCCGCCGCACTAGTTGGGTTGACTGTCGCCGCACCTTCTCTTACTAGTTTTAATATGTCTGGGTTTGTTGGCATTTATCTATTATCCTGCAAATACATTTCCTGACCCGGCGGCAACTGAACTTCCGCAATCTACTGGGTCTCCAATTCTACCGACAGGCATTCCGTTTGCGAAAACTGTTCCGCTTCCGCCGGCAAGTGAACCTGCATGACATACAGGACCACAACAATGAGAATCCCAAGGGTCACCTTGACGATGAACTCCCATACCATTCACAAAAACATTACCAGACGCCCCAACATTTGTTCTTGCTGGAAAGCATCCGTGTCCTGTTCCTGGGTCTCCTAGTCTTGCTACTGCTGGCATTTCATCTCCTTAGTTCAAGTTGATAGTTGCACCAGTAACTGTGATATCACCAGTGACATTCTCTGTAGAAGAGCCTGTGACTGTTCGTGTGACGCTACCTGTAACTTCTTCTGTTATATCACCAGTTACTATCTGTGTAAAATTCCCACCAACTTTTCTGACTACGTTTCCTGTAATCTCTTCGTTAATGTTACCATCTACCTTCATATTTAGATTACCCCCAACAAGGTGTAAATTGAAGTTGCCTTCATTAAGTGTAATATTCACTCCACCTTTTTCTAATTGAAAAGTAACTGTACCTTCTTTTGTTTTAATCGTAACACTTTTATCGTATATCTGAAAAGCGTCACCTTCTGTTCTGGTTACTCTGTCACCAGTAACATAGTCGTGTGCATCGTTTAATGTTTTGTCAACTCTCTTACCATCAGTGTGCATCTCAATGAATGTGCCACTTCTGTGTGTAATGTTTACACGTTCAGCACCAGGACTATCGTCTAGTTCGAATACATGACCACTCTCAGTTTCTTGAACCTGATTATATGGATACTGCGCATTGTATGGAGAAAGAGGTTCAGAAAGTTTTACTTCTTCTGGGTCGTCTTGGTCATCTTCGTTTGGCGCACCATCTGGGTCTGTCAATTTCGTAGGTTGATGTTGAGCCTGCACCATTGCATTGTTCTCAAGTGCTTCATCAAATCTTTGTTGAATAAGCGGAGGCACGTTTGCACCTGTAGCATATTTTGAAGTTGATGGCAATGCCGCGGCTGGAGGGTTATCGCTACCTACACCAGTCGGACGACCTTCTGATTGTTGTGTTGTTGTGTATTTGGTGTCATCATCTGTACCATCTACACTTCTGCCCGCAACAAAATCGTCTTGGTCTGAAGCAAACTTTTCTTGCCAACTAGTTGGGGCATTAGTAGCAGTTAGAGGTGTACTCTGCCCAGGAAGAGTATAGTTACCACTGGCAACATCATAATCAACATCATGGATGCCATATTGGTTACCTTCACTATCTGTAAATACTCTTGTTCTCATTTACTAATCTCTTATGCTGTTGGGAACTGTCCGCCATTAATGACGTAGTTGCCCAAACGTGTACATCGAATACCACCGTAACGTGAGTTACCATAGTTCCAATATCTTGCTGGTCCGCTGTCAACATGAAGAATTGTATTACCGAAACCAAATCCAGTAAATCCAACACTCTTACCCGCTTCGACCATCTTCAATGCTTGTTCAGCAGACTTACCTCTAGTAGATAAATCTAATGCACGACCTCTAAAGTGTTGAGAACCAGGAGTGCTTCGTTCTCTGCTAGTTCCATTCTTTGCGATTGCATCATTAATCGTAATTGAGAAACCACAGAATGCTTCCATTTCTCTAAACTTCGGCATTGTGATGTTCTCTAAATTTTCTTGACAATCAGACGAACACATTGCAGACTGTGAACCATCTGCTTCAAATAATGCACCTGATGGTGCGGGTGCTTGTCCGCCACCAGATGGGTTCCCTGAGGTTCCACCTGTTCCTGAAGGATTGCTTCCACCAGATGTTCCGTCTGAACCATTCGCACCATTTCGTGTATCCGCTTGTGCGTCATTCGGAATTAGTGTAAGTTCTCTGTCATCAACATCACCAAGTAAAACTTGGATTTGTGATTGAGGTGTGTTGACATATGGAATGACACCCATGTAAACTGGTTGCTGTCCATCTGCTCCATCTCTGAAGAAACCAAAAACCCAGTCACCCTCTTTTGGTGGGGTCACTGTATCATTGGCACCTAGCGGAGAAAGCGGATGCGCCCAAGGCAATTCGTTTGTAGGAATAAGACTTCTATCAAACGTATGCCACCCGATGCACCGTACACGGGCTCGACCAATCTGTAGTGGGTCTTGTCTATCTTCAACTACTCCTTGGAACCAGGTAAATCCTGTAAGACCAAGAAAGTCAGTTTTACTCTTCGCCATAGTCCTTCATCCATTCTGTAAAACTTTTACGTTCTTCTTGCTCAACTTCTGCTTCTTCTAAGTGAGCGAATTCACTCATCTCACCACGCTTAATTAGTTCAGCCATAGTAACGCCAGGAATCTCTTTGCGCTTTTGTTTTGTTTCTGATTTGCTCATATCACTTTCCTTATATTATAATTGGGTCTGGTCCTATCAATCGAACAGACCTTTTGTTTCTTTTGACTTAGGAATATTATCCTTCATCCAAGCAAATACTTGCTTCTGAACTGCATCTTCTTTTTCAAAACCTTTGCCTTCTTTTTTCACTGTCACATACAAGAAGTCTTTAATGACTTGTTTACCTTGATTGTTTGGTGTGTCAAAGAATACTGTGTTTTCTGGGTTGTTGAGAATAACTGCAATCTTTCCGTTAAGACCTCTTGGTGCCCGACCTTTAATAATCTGCGCCATTGTCTTAGAAGCGCCTTCATGTGTCTGAAGTAGAATATCTTCTGGAACAACACGAGAACGCTCGGAGTTATTTTTAACTGCAACACGGTAGTTTGTTAGAACCCAAGTTAGATGAACATTCTCTGGTTGATAGCCAAGTTCAATTAGACGAGGAAGAACGTCATTGATATCAGTTATCTCTTTCAATGTAATATCGAAAATAATGTTTGGAAGTCTGTCGGCTTTCAAGTCAGTTAGCATTAGGTCTAACGTCTTATCCTTAATACCCAACTTCTTAACTACAGTATGAAGTTTGAATACATCTTTTGGATTGCGCAAATTTAGATTAGCAAGTTCTGGGTTCATACCCTTTTCTTTTGCTAACTTGATTAGTGCAGATTTCCATTCGTCTACATCACGGACTTTGAACTTATCTTTTTCCATGAAGTTCTTAATAGCGAAACCTTTACCAGAGCCAGCGCCGCCCGCTAGAAATACAATCTGTCCATAACGCTTTCCGTTCTGAAACATAATAAGTTTTTCTTGAAGACTTACTAAGTCTTCTGCTTCATGGACGTTAATCCATTCTGATAGTGTTTGCATTTTACTCTCTTCCTAATGGTTGTTCTAATGTATCTTTTACAATTTCAAGCGTATGCTCATATGCCGCAGGCGTACAGATATGATGAATTGCATTGATGTAGTAATCACCACTCAAGTATTTATCCAGTTGATTTTGCGCTGTTGCGTCTGGTTCATAAATCTTAACTTTGATTACATCAAATAACTTTCTAACTGTGTTTCCAGGAACTGTTGCTTCAACAGTGATACCTTTGAATTCTCTGTGAACACGTTTTGAAATATGTTCAAATCTATCAAAGTCGTATGTCTCATCAGTTAGTCCAGCAATTCCGCCGTCATCTCTTTGTCCCCAACGACTAGAAATAAGACGAACATGTGCATCACGTTTGATATTATTCATAAACGTCTCGGTACCAAAAGCATATTGTGGTTTTGAAATACGTTGGTTTAATTCATAGTCCTGAATGATGTGATAGTCTTTTTCAAGTATTAAGTGTCGTTCCCAATCAACATTGATTGTCTTATTCTTATAATAACCATTGACCATTCGTTCTACTGTATCTGTGCTTGACACAACACGAAACTGAGAAATTCTCAAAGCCCCTTGTGCGCCTTCGTCAATCGTACCTGGACCGCTCGGTTGATTTGAATAATAAATCTCTTCTTTAGCACCACCTTCGGGCGAAACATCTTCGTCCCAAATAAGTTGACGCATTGTTCTAAAGTGAAACCCTCTTCTGTCTTCAAAGAAGATTACAGGTTCACCTTCATAATATTCTTCTGAAACCGATTTACTTGCAAGATAATTTAAGCACTTTTCAGGTGTCCATGTAGGAAAGACAACCCATTGCTTTTCTGTCATCTCTTCAATTTCAATAGGCTTTTCTTGTATTAGTTGATAGTCTTCATACTTGACATATTCGTCATAAAACTCCTCAACGATTTCGTTCGGTAGTAAATCTTTATATGAACGTGATACTGGCGTCTGTAATCCAGTGATGAATTCTTTTGAAACAAAGTGAAGAACATAATACTGTGAGTTATTTGCAATCCTTTGTCTGTCAGATACACGATATACTGAAGCCTCAAGTTCAATCAGTTTGTCAGTACCAGGAGTTTCAAATTTTATATAAATAGTTTCTTCACCTAAGATGGGAAGTTTACTGTACAAACCAATACTGTCTTGTATTGTAACGTGACCATACATGAAAGACTTTTGACTGTCTTCAAAAACGTGAAACTCTAAAAATATATCTGTCAGACTAACAGGTGGACCCGCATAGTCTTCAGTTGCGTATAAGTCTAGGTTATGTAGTTTATAATCGCCTGGGCGACGGATGCCATCAGCCATACTTACGCCCTTCTCAGAATTCGTTCAATTTCACCTACAACCTGTTCAACATATTCAGGTCTAAGAAGTTTAATAGTGCGTTTACTTTCATTGACTTCATTTTCATATGTGTAGTTATCGACTTCTCTTTTTTGCGCAACGGGAAGTGCGATATAGTCTTCTTGTGATAACACTTCACCAGTCTCTATATTTTCATAATGGTGTAGTGAGAACTTATTCAGTTTAGTAATATTACCTAGCAAAACTTGTCCTGTAATATCTGCACCATTGTGTACTTTAATAGATATCAATGCTTCACCTAATTGAAACTTACCGCTTCTGAAAGCAACAACAATTTTACTTTGAGTTGGATTCCATTCTAATACTTCAGCAACAGCACCAGATGTTTGTCCAGTAAGAGTTGAACTTACAAGAATGTTTCCACTATATGATTGAACATTATATGCTTGACCTGGATATTTTTTATTGACATAATTCTCAAGTTGTCTTGAAGATAGACCCAAGTCGTAATAGGGGTCGACAACATCATTCATCATAAGAACAATCCAGAACAGGTTAGTATCACCATAAACTTTTTGGGCAATCTCCTGTGGGGTTTGCATCTCTGCAATGTCGTAGTCATAGAATGTACCTACATTCTTTTTGATACTATCCCTAATCTTTGCACGAAGCATAACATTACGAATAGTTTGAATATCACGACCATCACCGTTAATATTGTATTCAATTTGTGGGTAGTTCTTAAATAAAAATCTCGACATTTTTAATAGCCTTGGTTAATACGGTCTTTAGTAAGGAATTCAACTTCTTTGAATGTCAACGACATGTCAGTCTCAACTGGTGCGCCGTTTTTGAATTGTGATGCAACACCTGTTCCCGCATAGTTGATACTCATATCTGTCAGAACCATCTTACCAAATTTATGATAATAATCTTCACCGCCAGAAGAACCTGCACGATATGTTACACTGAACAAATCGGGATACTTAAAGAACGCACCCTCAAGTTCTGGATGCATGTGATACTTAAATCGTTTTTGAATTCTAAGTATGTGGTCTGCTTCACCTTGGTTCGCTGGATGAAACTTAAAGTTAAAAGTGAACTGTCTAAAGTTTACACTTTTGAAAAGTAATTCCATTTGTGGGTTAAATGCTTTACCTTGATTAGCATTTCTCAAGTCTTGTAGTCCGTCTAGTCCAACAGCACTACCAATCATACGACCAGCATTGTCCATCAGTTTAGAAGTCGCCGCTCCTAAACCAGCAAGTGCGCCTTCGTCTGCGGCACCTAGAACTGCACCCATTGACATTTCTTCATACTGTGTACTGTATGAAACACTCAATTCATTCGGAAGATAGATTGAGATAGCATGAGTTGGTGCAGTATTCCTAGATATGATAGAATTACTTTGTGTTGTGTATTCAGTTTCTTGTAGTTCTTCTACTTGAAAATGAAGCATGGGTCCTTGTGCTTGACCATCTGGCGTAGTGCCACTAGCATTACCTGAAGCGAATGAAAGAATTTCACTACCATTGCCACCAGTTAATGGTGCCAGCCCACGGCGAACCGCATTCTGGGTTAC